GGAAGTGGCGCGCAGCGGCGTGGGCCTTCGCACCTATGCCCCGGCCGAAACCATGTCAGCCCTGGTACTGGCCCATGAGTTGTATGGCGATGCCTTGCGCAGCGGGGAAATTGTCGAGCGTAACCGAGTGCGCCATCCGGGCTTTGTGCCGGCCACCGATTTGCAAGTAGCGAAGGCCTGGCCATGGATCAGCTGAATAACGTAACCCTGAGCGTGGGCGGGCATGACTACGGCGGCTGGAAAGCCGTGAGCATCGGCGCCGGCCTGGAACGCCAGGCGCGCAACTTTACCCTGGGCATCACCTGGCGCTGGCCGGGCAGCGGTGAGGTGCCAGTACGGATTGCCCAGGGCGAAGCGGTGGAGGTGCGCATTGGACAGGAGCTGCTGTTGACCGGTTATGTGGACAGCACGCCGATTCGCTACGACAGCGAGTCAGTCAACCTGAGCATCACTGGCCGCTCGCGCACTGCAGACCTGGTGGACTGCGCAGCGGTCAATCAACCGGGACAGTGGCGCGGGCAAAACGTGCAACAGATCATCGCCGCGATTGCCGGCGAATACGACATCAAGGTCGTCAATGACGCGGCGCTGACCCTGGGCGTGGAAGATCACAGCATCGAGCCGGGCGAGACGGCGTTTGAAAGCATCGACCGGCTGTTGACCCTGTCGCGCCTGTTCAGCACCGACGACGGCCAGGGCCGCCTGGTGATTGCCAAACCGGGCAGCGCCGGGCGTGCGGTCGACACCCTGGTGCTGGGCAAAAACCTGCTGTCGGGGGACGCCGCCTTGGACTTCTCCGGGGTGTTTTCCGAATACATCAGCAAGGGCCAGCGCAGTGGTACCGACGTCAGTTATGGCGCGCAAGCCAGCGAGGTCGAGGCGCGGATCGCCGACACGCGGATCGCCCGCCGGCGGGTCAAGATCATTCAGCAATCCGGGCAGTTGACCGCCAAGCTGGCCCGTGAGCGGGTCGAGTGGGAGCGGGCCAACGCGGTCGCCAAGGCCTTGACGGTCAACTATGTGGTCCAGGGCTGGCGGCAAAGCAACGGCGCGCTGTGGCGGCACAACATGCTGGTGCGGGTGATCGATCCGCTGATCGGGCTGGACCGCGACATGTTGATCAGTGAAATCAGCTACGAGCTGAGCGAGCAGGGCACCACGGCAAAAATCAGCGTGGCCCCGCCCGAGGCCTTTCTGCCGGAGCCAAACGACGCCTATGAGAAGCGCAAGGCGAAGAAGGGCAAGAAGACCGACAACTTTGAATACCTCATACCAGCGGACTACAAACCATGAGAAACGGCATCGCGAACATTCTGGCGCGCGGGGTAGTGGCCTTGGGCAACTCGGCCAGCAAGTTGCAAAGCCTGCAGCTGCGGCTGTTGGCCGGCGAGGTCAAAGACAACCTGGAACACCTGGAGCCGTATGGCTTCACCGCCTGCCCGCTGCCGGGGGCTGAGGCGCTGGCAGGGTTCATCGGTGGCGACCGCAGCCATGGCGTGGTGATCGTGGTGGCGGACCGGCGCTTTCGCCTGCAGGGGCTGAAGCCGGGCGAGGTGTCCCTGTACACCGACGAGGGCGATTTCATTCATTTCAAGCGCGACCGGGTGATCGAGGTAGAGACCATGACGCTCAAGGTCAAGGCGCACACCGCGGTGGAATTTGATACGCCGCTGATCAGCACCACCGGGCGCATCGAGTCGCAGGGCGATCAGGTCGCCGCCGGCATCAGCCAGATCGAGCACCCGCACGGCGACGTGCAGCCCGACAGTGGCCAAAGCGGGCCGCCGCTCGGGGGTGGCGCATGAGCCGTGAGGAACTGTTGCGCCGCGCGGTGACCATCAGCCTGTTCACCTGGCGCCGCGCGGGGCCGGATGACGCGGTGGACGACAGCGACCGCCAAGGCTGGTGGGGCGATTGCCTGCCCTCGGTGGCCGGCGACCAGATCGGCTCGCGCCTGTGGCTGTTGGCTCGGCGCACGCTAGTTGCGCAGACGCTGCTGGATGCCAAGGCCTACGCCGAAGAAGCGCTGGTCTGGCTGCTCGATGACCTGATTGTCACGGTCGTGAGCGTCACGGCGGAGCGCCGTGGCAATGACCGGATGAACTTACGCGTCACGCTGACCGAACAGAACGGCGACACCGTGGTGCTGGACTTTGAGAACACCTGGGGGCTGATCAATGCCGTATGAGATTCCAACACTGCCAGCGCTGACCCAGCGCACCGAGGCTGATTTTGAACGCAATGCCCCGGATGCCTTGCGCCGCACCGATGCCAAGGTGGCGGCCCGCGCGCTGAGCGGTACCGCCTTCGAGCTGTACGGCTATCAAGCCCACATTGCGCGCCAGTCCAACCCGGCGACCTGTGACGAGGACATGCTGCTGCGCTGGGCCGATTGGCGCCTCGAGGACGGGCGCACGCCGGCGGTGGCAGCTAAGGGGCCGGCCACGGTGACCGGCTCCAGCGGTGCCGTGGTCGACGCAGACCAGCTCTACCAGCTGCCGGATGGCCGGCGCTACAAGGTCACCGCAGCGGTCACCCTGGTGGGCGGTGCGGCCACCTTGGCGTTGGAGGCCGAGGACGTCGGCGCCCTGGGCAATGTCGCGACCGGTACCTTGACCGCGGTGACGCCGGTGCTGGGGGTTAACTCCAGCGCGGTGATTGGTGCCGATGGCTTGGTCGGCGGCGCCGAACAGGAAAGCCTGGAAGCCTTGCGCGGGCGGGTGCAGGCCGCATTCAAAAACCCCAGCAAGGTCGGCAACGGTGACGACTTTGTCGAGTGGGCGCTGGAAGTGCCGGGCGTCACCCGCGCCTGGGCCTTGCCGCGCTGGATGGGGCCGGGCACGTTTGGCCTGGTCTTTGTACGCGATGGCGATCTCGACATCATCCCGACGCCCGCGCAGGTCGCCGAGGTTCAGGCCTACCTGGACAATAATCGCCCGGTGACCGCCGAGGTGTATGCCCTGGCCCCGGGCGCGCGGCCGATCAATTTCAGCATGCACCTGGTGCCGGACAGCACCGCCCTGCGCGCGGCGGTGACGCAGGCGCTGCGCGGGTTGATCGTCGACGAAGGCGGCCCGAGCCAGACCCTGAAAATCTCCCGGCTGCGGGCGGCGATCAGCAACACCCCTGGGGAAACCGACCATGTGTTGAGTGTGCCGGCGGCCGATGTGTCGATGGCGGCGAATGAGGTGGCGGTACCGGGGGTGATGACATGGCTATGAGCGAGGCGGACTACGTCGACAAGCTTCGGCAAATGCTGCCGCCGGGGCCGGCCTTCGATCTGGAACTGGAGCCGGATTGGGCGCAGCTGGTGGCGGCGCTAGCGCCGGAACTGGCGCGGATCGAGGCCGATGGCGAGGCCTTGTTGCTGGAGTTGAATCCGGCCACGGCCACCGCCCTGTTGCCGGACTGGGAGGCCTACCTCGGCCTGCCCGATGTCTGCACCGTGCCGGGCTCGCAAACCCTGGAGGAGCGCCGCCAGGCGGTCCTCGACAAGCTGACCGCGACCGGGGCCCCGCAACTGAGTTACTACCGCAAGCTGGCCACTCAGGTTGGGCTCGCGAGCAACATCGAGGAGTTCCGCCCGGCGCGGGTGGGGCCGACCAATGCCGGCGATTTCCTCTATGGCGATGGCTGGCCCTGGAGCTGGATCGCCGCGGTGCCGCTAGAGGCGTACGGCACGGCCGAGGCGGCCGCCCTGGACTGCCGCCTGCAGCGTGATGCGCCGGAGTACACCGACGTGATGCTGGCCTACGGGCGCGCGCAGGTCGACGGCATTGCGCTGAAAGTGGGCGAACTGTTTACCGCCATTCATTACACCCTGCCGGCCGCCATCGCGGGGATCGAGGATCTTTAAACATGCAGAGAATTTCAGCCTGGTCTGATCTGGTCACGCCGGGCGGACTGTTTCGTTATGGTTCGCTGGCCCTGGGGATTCCACCGACGCCGCTGTCGGCCGAATGGTTGAACATGCTGCAGGAGGAATTGGCGCATGTCGTGCTGGCCTACCTGCCGGACCTGGACAAGAACGACAACACGCAGCTGCTCAAGGCCATTCAGGCGTTCGGTGCGGCCTATGCCATGAGGGCGACCACCCTGGCCGGTTATGGCATCGGCGATGCCTACACCAAAGTGCAAACGGACAACCTGCTAACGGCCAAGGCCAATTGGGGGGCTACCTTGGCGGCCTATGGCATCACCAACGCCTATACCAAGCCTGAGGCGGATTGGCTGCTGTCACAAAAAGCCAATAACGCCATCACCCTGGCCGGTTATGGGATCAACGATGCCTACACCCAGACGGCTGTGAATGCACTGCTGGCGGCCATGCAAACGCAAATAGACGGCCTGGCGTCGACCAAGCAAGACAAAAATACCGCGTTAATGGAGGCCAATGGCTGGCGTCTGGATAAGGCCACGGGGTTGCTGGAGCAGTGGGGCAGCGGCGTGTGTCCGGCGGACACCACCACCGCGCCGATCAACTTCCCCACGCCTTTTGCCGAGGTCTACAACTGCTTCGGCAACAAGATCAACACCAACTCGGTAGACGGAGATGGCAACGCCGCTGGAGCGTTTGCCACCAGCGCAACGCAGTATCAGCTGTTCAACGATACGAACCTGATGGCGGTCACCGTGCATTGGCGCGCCCTTGGCCGGGCGCCCGGCTATTGATCGCCCGATTCGTCAGATTCACCCAACCCGCTACGGCGGGTTTTTTATTGCTCAAGGAAAAGTAAATGACTGAAGTCGCAGCGCTTGAACGCTATGCGGGGATGTTGTCCGAGGCCGCCCAAACATCAACGGCGGCGGCGGGAAAGCAGCATGATTTCGTCCATGGCGATGCCCTGACGGATGTGGCCACCGAGTCAGGGCCGTTGCCAACCTTGGCCAAGCAGGCGCGGCTGTTTGCCCAGTCGTTGCCGGATGCGGTCGCAGTGCTCAGTGCCCAGGCATCCAGCGGCAAGATTTTCTCGACGTTTCTCGAAGGCCGTACCGCGACGGCCTTGAATCAGTATTTCTGGATGGCCCCCGCCGGCTCTGGCCTGACCCGTGTGGCGCTGTTTCAGAAGACCAGCGAGACCACGCAGACGCTGGTGTTCACCTGGGCCACGGGCAACGAGGTCGATAGCCTGGTGCAGCCCACCTCGTCGACCTCGACCGAGGTTGAATATCTGTCGTTGGCCGATCCCGAGGGGGGGCAGCTTGTGCGCTTGACCAGCGAAGTACTTGAGACCCTGCTGTTTCGGCTTGGGACGGGACAGGCCACCGTCATCGGTGACGGGGAAGGCGGGGCGTTGCTGTACGCAGATGATGAGCAGGTGCGTTTGGGCGGCCTGGAGATGCGCCCGGCCTCGATGCCGGGGATCTATGTCACCGACCCCGAGGGCGGGATGCATCAGGATCTGACCGGCGCGAGCACGGAGGCAGCGCCGGTGTTATCGCCGTTTGATAACGGCTTGCTGTTTGCGCCGGTGTTGGCCACCGGGCCGTTGCGTGACACCACGCTGTATGTGGACGGGTTGTTGCCGAATCGCGCCTTGGTCGAGCAGACGCAGATGTCGCTGTCCAGTTCCTCTGGCCTGGCCTGTGCCGCGGGGCGTTCGCTGTCGTTCAACGCGGCGCGCTTTGGCAGTGACGCCGTGCTGACGTTGCGGGATCGGGCGCAGCCCAGCGATCACCGCTTCATGAAGCTGACGCTGAAAGCGGTCCCGGTGCAGAACCCGGTGGTCCCAGTAAAGATCCTGTTCATCGGCGACAGCATTGGCAACCGTCAGGGCGGCACCTTCTTGCGCCAATACCTGGAGGAGCTGGGCTTTGATCCGACGTTCCTGGGGACGATACCCGGAACAGCTGTGGCCACCGCGAACACGGCAGACAATGGCGAGTTGGGCGAGTGCCGCGAGGGTTGGGAGACCGGCGACTTTACTAACGCGATCACGGATCGGGTGGGCAAGGTGCTTCCGGGGGAAGAGGCAGCCTACATGGCCTTGGGCAAACAGGAGCGCTGGCCGATCAATCCGTTTTTGCGTGTGGCCACCGGGGCCGACTCGGCTGACATTGTGCGCAATGGTTATGTATTCGACCCGGCCTTCTATCAGCAGCGTTTCGGCCTAGCGACCCCTGATGTGGTGATCATCACCCTGGGCACCAACGATGTGCGCGACCGCACGGCGGCGACCGTTTATGACCATGTGCTGGCCAACGATACCTTGATGCTGCAACAGATCAAGGCGGCCTAACCGAATGCGAAAATCATCCGCTCGGTGCCTGGCACGTCGCTCAACGTGACGCGCAACGGCCTATGGCAAACCCATTACACCCCGGTCATTCGGGCCATGCAGCAGGCGGCCAGCAACCTGGCCTACAGCAAGCTGACCATTGCCCCGCTGTGGGCCATGACCGATCCGGAAAGCGGCTACGCGGTGCCGTCGACCGCACCCGGCAGTGACGGCTTTATCAGTGGCGATTGGTCGGACGCGATCCACCCGGTCGGTTCTTCCCGCTCGGCCCTGTACGCCGCATTGGCGCCGTTCGTGGCGGCCGCTGCAATCAACCTCATTTAAGCCTTCAACAAGGAACACATCCCATGGGTATCAAACTGATTTCCAACAACACGCTGGCCCCTTGGAACAGCAAGGTAGTCCCGCCAGTCAGCCGTGGCTTGGAAGGCTGGTTTAACTTCGACACGGACGCAGGGCGCTTTGGCTATAACCGTGCACTGGGCAAGCCTGATGCCAACATCATCGGCGCGCCGGTGGCCTTTGCCACGCACGGCCGCTTCAAAGGCTTGAGCAACTACCTGCAGACGAAGATCGCCGAAACCGATGAAGTCACCCTGATCGTGGTCGGTAAGGCCGCGGCCGCCATTCCGGCCGGTGCGTCGACGACAGGCGATGCGAACACGCCGTTTTACGTGGGCAACTATCGCGGCAACTCGGTGACGTCGGGTGTGACGGGATCGGCCTACGGCGCTTCGCTCTACCATGTGGCCACCGCTACGCTGACCGGCGGCGCCTGTCGGGACAATGGTGCGGGTGGCGCCACGTCGGCAGTCAACAGTGTGTCGGGTGAGGTGCCTACCGATTGGAGCATTCGCGTTATGCGCTCCAGCTCGGCGATGCTGACCAAGACGCAGAATCTGACAAAAAACCTTATGAGCCAAGGCAACGATGTGCGTGCACGGGCACTGTCTGATTCATTGTTCCGTATCGGTAGCGGCACCGCCGCGTTTGGCGCCGAAGTGGATATCTCTGCGGTGATCATTCATTCGGTGGTGCTGACCGATGACGAGCTGGCCAAGCAGGTGGAGATTGCGCGCAAGCGCATGGCCCGCTTGGGCATCGTCGTTTAAACCCAGCGCCCTGTCCTGAGCCGCCGATAGCGGCTTTTTTGTACCTGGTTTTGAGCCCGCCCGCGCGCGGGCTTTTTTTCGTCTGGAGAATTGTCATGACAACAACCGAGAAAGATCGCGACGTCCTCGCTCGCACACTCTGGGGTGAGGCTCGTGGCGAAAGCCTCATTGGCCTGATCGCTGTGGCCTGGACCATTCGCAATCGCGTGAACGATGGCAAGGCAAAGTCCTGGTGGGGGGAGGGCTACACCGGTGTTTGCCAGAAGCCCTATCAGTTCAGCTGTTGGAACAAGAACGATCCTAATTACGCCTACCTTGGCGGCGCCAAGCCCATCCCGTTTCGCGAGTTTGCCCAAGCGCAGATCGCTGCTGACCAGGTAATTGCCGGCAAAGTGCCGGATCCCACAGGCGGCGCCACGCATTATCACGCGACCACCATGGTCAAGCCTCCGACTTGGATTGTAGGAGCGAAACGGACCACGGCGCTCGGCCGCCACGTATTCTTCAAAGATGTTCCATGATGGACGTATACCGCTACTCTCTAGCCGATCGGTCAAATAAAAAGGTGGTGGAATGGATGGTGTAGAGCAGAGCTCAAAGATTGAGCGTGAAGTTGACAAGCTGCTTGCCCAGATCACCCAGGCGGATTCGATGATTGTTGCGGCGAAAGCGGACGCACGCGCTGAGGGGTTTGTGCTTGGCTCAGAATCCGCCCGCACGCTGAGTGAGGCGACCATTGATCGGCTCTATGTCATCTTCGATTCACCGACTGAAGGGCGGCTGAGATCGCTGGCCATGTCATCTTGCATGTAGCGAACACGAGTTGAATGCTTCCTCCCCTTTTGCTATCAAGACGACCTCTATCAGGAAGCTTACGAAATGGATAGCACTCAACAAGCCTTGGCTGATGCTTACCGCGATGTACTTGCAGACCTACCGCAGCACTGGCTCGACTGTAGTCGATCCCACGAAGGGGAATACGCCAAGCTCTCTGGCCTTTTTCTCCCCGGAACCTCGCTTGGATTCCATTGCGCACCGCAGAGGATTTTGTTGGTCGGGCGTGAAACCCGAGGTTGGAGTGTGTTGAAAGGCGATGACAAATTCGAGAACCTAGAGACATACATCTGCAAAGCTATGGCTAAACAGCAAGATCACCTCGCCA